CTGAAGGTAGAGTGCATCCACGGTGAGCGTCTAATCAGTCGCGATGATATGCGTACGATGGTATTTAATTACATTGAGTGCGATTACAATCGCTGGCGTCGTCACAGTGCCTGTGGCGGCCTCAGCCCGGAACAATTTGAAAATCAGAATCTCGCTTAGGCGCGTGTCCATATTACGAGGAGAGGATCAAACTACCTCGGGGAGGAAAATTAGCTGATGGCAATTTCAACTAATCTCAATTACCCGAAGGATTATCTCCCTTGCCCATTGAAGGAGAACTTTGGTCTTAAAGCGACTTCTCCGCTAAAAAGTACAGCGATGGTTACCGGCAGGCGGCGACAAAGGCGAGCTTATACTTCGGTTCCTTCTCAAACGCCAGTTTCATGGATCTTTACTGATGGTCAGGCACAGCTTTTCGAAGCCTGGTACCGAGACATCATTACCGATGGGGCTGACTGGTTCAACATGCCGCTCCTTACCCCTTTAGGTGCGCAAGATTATGTCTGTAGGTTTGTCGATATATACGAGGGACCGACACCAGAGGGCGGTAAATACTGGCGATATAGTGCAACGCTGGAATTATGGGAGCGTCCAATCCTTCCGCCTGGCTGGGCCGAGTTCCCTGACTTCATTGTGAACAGCGATATTCTTGATCTTGCCGTTAACAGGGAGTGGCCTGAAGCATGACAAGACTTAACAGGCTCTATGCCAGCAGCGGTCCGGAGGTGATCATTGAAACGCTGCAGATCACCGTTGGCTCAGATGTTCACTACCTGTACCAGGGGTATGAGGATATTACGGCGACGACGGAGAGCGGCAATACCGTAACGTTTACCGCCTGCGCGATTGACATTGCGCTGCCGGCGCGCAACGCGGACGGTACGCAAGATTTGAAATTCGCCCTGTGTAATGTCGATGGTGTTGTGTCCACGACGATCCGCAATGCCCTGGCTAACAGGTTGCCTGCATCGCTGACATACCGCAGTTTTATCTCCACGGATTTAGCCGCGCCTGCGGCAGTGCCGTATACGCTGAAAATCAAGTCGGGTTACTGGACGGCTACAGAGGTGCAGATCACTGCGGGCTATATGAATGTCCTCGATATGGCCTGGCCGCGTTACCGCTACACGCTCCCTGTCTTCCCCGGACTGCGTTATATCAGCTAAGGAATCCATCATGTTTAACCCTGATAAATACCGTTCAGTCACCTGGCTGAAGGGCGGGCGCGTTTACCCGCAGCTCGACTGCTTTGGCATTGTAAACGAGATACGCTGTGATTTGGGCTTGCCTCGCTGGCCTGATTTTGCCGGGGTCACGAAAGACGACGGCGGCCTCGACCGGGAGGCGCATCAAATGATGCTTACCCTGGAGCGCTGCGACCCCTGCGAAGGGGCTGGCGTGGCTTGCTATTCCGGCTCAGCAGTCACCCATGTGGGGATTGTTGTCAGTATTGATGGTCTGCTGCATGTGGCGGAATGTAATCCCGGTACCAACGTCACTTTCTTGCCGCTGTCACGGTTTAAGCGGCGATTTGTCAAAGTGGAGTTCTGGCAATGACCATTCGTTTTTACCCGTCCCGGCTTCCCGGCGAACCTCTCGAAACGCATGAGCATGGCGTAACCAGCCTTCGTAACTGGCTGGCGGTGAATGTTGAAGGTTACGAGGATCGGGATTTGCCGCCGCTGACCATTGAGGTTGACGGTCTGTCCATTCCGCCAGGCGAATGGGCCACCTGCGTGATCCGCCCTGATAGTGATGTACGGCTTTATCCGGTCCCCTTCGGGCTGGAGGCAGCCACAATCGCGTGGATTGGTGTCGGTATCTCCGTTGCCGCAGCAGCCTATTCACTGTTTATGATGAGCAATATCGATACGGGAGGCTATACATCATCCACAGGGCGCAGTCTCGACCTGAACCCGGCGCGGGCCAACACCGCAAAACTCGGTGATGCCATTCGTGAAGTGTTTGGCCGGGTGCGTATCTACCCAGATTATGTGGTCCAGCCTGTGACCCGGTTCGACGTTGCTGATCCAACGAAGATGCGTGTCCAGATGCTGCTGAGTCTTGGGGTCGGTGACCTGGAATATTCCACTGGCGATATCCGGGTTGGCAGCACCCCGGCATCGACACTACCGGGTTTCAGCAGTACCCATTACCCGCCCGGCGCGGATGTTTCCGGCGATGAGCGCAGCGAGAACTGGTTCAACTCGACAGAGGTGGGTGGAACATCAAGCGGAACAGGGCTGGATATGGCCCAGACCTCACCTGATTCCGACGATATTATCGCTGACAGCATGACGGTTTCTGGTGCATCCGTAACGTTTACAGGTCTTGATACAGATGATGGTGACGATGACGACGAGGATGATAATTCTCTCCCGGACAGCTGGGTAACGGGGACCATAGTCGAAATTAAGGCGCCGACAAATTATCTGATCTCCACCTCTTCTGGTTACAGTGTCTTTGCCAGCTCGTTGCTTACCGAACTTGCTCCCGTAGCGGGTATGCCGGTGACGCTGAGTTTCAACAGTGTCGATTATGACCTCGTCATTGCGTCCTATACCCCGGGTCAGGACGCAGTGCCTGGCGAGGGTGGCAGTCCAGCAAAAATTCAAGCCAGTGCGGCTCCCGTCACCTACGATTTTTCGACCAGCTCCAGTACGTTCATGATCACATGGCAGGGCACCACCTATACGGTGTCGCTGGTAGCGAACTACATCTCGATGTCGGGACTGCTGGCGGCTATCACCGAGGGGCTCACTGGCTCCGGCCTGGTCGCACGGGACAACGGCGGTACCGTACTGATAACCGAGGCGGCCAGTCCTTACGTGGGTGGGGCAATCACATCCTCCTCGCTGCCTGCAGCCGTTTTCGGTGATGCCCCGGTTTACACCTCCGGCACGCCATCAACCGGCGGTAGCCCGGCGGTAACGGCAAACGTGACGCTTGCATATAACAGCACTACGGGAACCGCATTCTCGGGCATGCCTGAAGGTGTGCAACGGATTTCACTTGCTCACCGCGGGAATGAGTACCAGATCGTCTCTGCCGACGGCACAACGGCAACAGTGGCGCGCCTGGTTAATGGGTCCGTTGATGAGTCGTGGCCGGGATTCACCGCCAGGACGATGATCGACTATGAGGCCACCGGCCTCAATGACACGCTGAGCTGGCTGGGGCCGTTCCTGGTTTGCCCTGAAAATGAGACCGTCGATATGTTCGAGGTGAATTTCTCTTTCCCGAACGGTATTTGCGGCTTTGACAGTAAGGGCAAAAAACGGATTCGCCACGTTGAGTGGGAGATACAGTATCGCGTCTACGGTTCCGGATCGGGGTGGGTGAGTCACCAGGGCGAGTATGCGCTTAAAAACGTCAACGGGCTGGGATTCACTGAGCGGATCACCCTCAGTTCTCCGGGACTGGTAGAGGTTCGCTGCCGTCGGCGCAATGAGCAGGGCTCAAACAACGCGCGAGACAGTATGTACTGGCAGGCACTGCGCGGACGGCTGCTGACGCGCCCTTCTCCTATCCAGGTGTGTCGCTGATGGCGGTGACCGTTGAGACGGGCGGGAAGCTGGCGGCGCAGTCAGACCGCCGCGTAAACGTTGTGGCCACGCGGTCCTATGACTCAGGAACGGCCAGAACCATTTCGGGGGCGCTGCTGCATGTCGGGAGCTCGCTGGGGCTGGAGATGGACGTCGATACCATCAACGCACTAGAGTCCGCGTACTGGACGCCACGGGGCGAAAATTTCGATTTCGCCACCGGCGACAGTATCTCGGCGCTGGAAATGCTGCAGATGATAGCCAGTGCCGGGAAATCCCGCTTCCTGTTAAGCGATGGCCTTGCGACGGTCAACCGCGAGGGGATTAAGCCCTGGACGGGGATCATAACGCCGCATGAGATGGTGGAGGAGCTGCAGAGCGGATTTACCGTGCCGTCCGACGATGATTTTGATGGTGTCGACGTGACGTACATCAACGGCGTCACCTGGGCGGAGGAGACTGTTAAATGTCGGACACCCGATAATCCCACACCGGTGAAAATCGAGAACTACAAACTCGATGGGGTGCTCAATCAGGATCACGCCTACCAGATCGGCATGCGTCGCCTGATGAAGTATCTTCAGCAGCGGGTTACATACCAGACCACCACCGAGCTGGATGCGCTCTGCTACAACACGGGCGATCGGATTGTACTGACAGACGATATACCTGGGAACAACACGATTTCCTGTCTGGTGGAGGCGATGACAACGGCTGGTGGCGTGACAACCTTCACCGTTACGGAGCTGCTTGACTGGTCTTTCGAAAACCCCCGTGCGCTGATCCGCTATCAGGATGGCTCTGCATCCGGTCTGATGGTGGCGAGCAGAGTGGGGGATTATCAGTTGTCCGTTCCCCATCTGAGTGATTTTGATGACCCATTGAAGATTGACCAGACTTCACCAGCCATTGAGCCAGTCCGCCTGGTGTTCTGCGGCTCAACGCGTCATGTCTATGACGCCATTGTTGAGGAGATTGCCCCTCAATCAGACGGGACGTGTCAGGTTACCGCCAAAGAGTACCGCGCGTCCTTCTACGACTACGACAACGCCAGTTATCCCGGCGACATTGCATAAAACAGAAATAACTCTCAACAACCCGCTTCGGCGGGTTTTTTGTTATAGGGCGACTATGAGCACATATAAAACCGGCAACCCGCTGGGCTCTGCGGCTGTAAAGGATTTATTTGATAACGCCGAGAACCTCGATTTTGCACTGAACAGCCTGACGGCCTTGATATGGACTGACCGCCTGGGGAAAGTTCGGCCTTCATTTTTTGGAATGGAGACATCATTTCTCAGCCAGATGTCCAGTCAGGAGAGTCGGTTTACTTCTCAGCTGGCCGATCAGGATACGCGATTTAATACGTTCATCGCTTCATCAGGCTATGACATTATTGGCGATTACACGGTGGGGACTATTCCGGAAGGAAACCCCCTGACCATCACCGAGTATAACCAGCTCATTCGTTATAACAACGAACTCTACAAACTCACGGCAGCGACTGATATCCCGTTCACGGCTTCGGGTAAAACGGACGAAACCTGGACTGCTACAGACTCTGCACATTTTGTATCTGTCGGTGATGCTGCTCTTCGCCAAAACCTGGGTTCAAGCGACGGCACAAAACTCATCGGCGGTCTGCCTTTTGTAACTCCTGAGATGTTCGGCTCAAGCCGGGGTGATATAACCCACGATGAAGCTTTTCGGCTGATGCTTGCTGCGGCCGCGGTGCATCCAACTCGAACGGCATGGGCGCCTGGTGATTATGAACTGTTTGATACCCATATTCCGCCGCAGGGAGTAACACTCATCATTGATGGCGTTATTAAGCATAATCCCGTCGGTGATTTCACGTGGTCTGAAAGTAATCGACGTTCTGATTACTCATTATTTCTGGTTACAGAAAGTGATATAGCCATTAAAGGTTCAGGGAGAATTGAAAATAAATATGAGGCTGTGTCTGTAGATGCAGGTGGCGATAACTTTAAATTTGAAGGGGTAACGATTTCTAATCCTGACCGTTCGAAATCGGTTGGGTTATCAATTTACAACGTATCTAACGTCAGTGTGTTGAATTGCCTGATTGCAAATAACGGCAGCAAAGGAACATATGTAAATAGTTCGAGCGCGGGAATTACCGGGCGCTACGGTAATGGTATTGATAGCGGAGGTATCCGGGGGCTGACCGTTAGCGGGCTTTCACTGATTGATAACGGCGGAAATGGGTTCTGGTGTTACGGTGTCGGGGATTTAACCTTCACGACTAACTGGTGCCTCATGAATGGTGTATCCGGGATGCAGTATGGCCCACATCCGGATTATGATGGCGTGAACATTTCATACAACATCTGCCGTGAAAATGCTGCGGACGGTATTGATATTAACTACACCGGCGCTTCGCCAGTCCCGATAGCAGGCGTTTTTAACGGTAATATTTGCCGACGCAACGGTTTTTTTAATTCTGATACGACGAAACCTACAGCCGATGGCTCAGGTATCACCCTGCGTAATGTGACCGATTATATCTGCGCAGACAATATGATACGGGATAATAACGGCGTAGGCATTTATTGTACATTTGCGGCTGATGCCCATATCCATGATAACGTCATTATCAACAGAATAATGTTGTCTGCCGGTATGTATCAGGGCTTCGTGTCAACGGATGTAAACATCCACGATAACCGGATTATTACCAAAGGGACTGCCTATCAGGAAGGCGGCTCTATGCCTGTCTCACGAATGTCATTCCACAGTAACAAGTTATTTAGTTCTCAGGCCCAGTCGGTATCCATTCCGAGCAATACACAGACGGACAGAACCTGGAAAGACAACCATCACGTAACGCCTAACGTCATCAACTTCTGGTTCTCAGTTAAAGATGACACTGTGCGCTATACGGGAAGCACAGGCAGGGCGGTTTACATTAACGCCAACTACGGCAAATTTCGCGACGTTACCGTTAACGGCGCAACGTCAGACGACCTGGTTTATGTTGATGGCGGTCTTAAAAACATCTTCTCCGGGTTTACGGCAAATAACACCGGAACCGGGAGGGCCGTATACACCAATAACAGCGCTCGTCTCAAGTTCGCGGATTCGTTTATCCAGTGCGCTGCGGGTACGGCATTATTCTGCTATGCCGGTACTACCGTTGATCTGGATAGCTGCGATGTCATCGGCGCTACCGCCATAAGTGCGCCACTGCCAGCATCCGGAAGTGCCGCAGAGATAAAGAAAGCTGGTACGAACTTTATAAGCGGTACGGTCAGTACAGCCACCCCGGTTAAACAAGTTACGTATTCATAGGGTGAAAACTATGGCATTTAAAATCACGAAAGAGTTAGAGGCGAGTCTGGTATCAAATGGCGTTGTAATTGGCTATCAGGCCCAGAGCGCGGAGCTAATCATGACGGTTACCAGCGTTTCGGTTTACCCGGACGGAACAGGAACGGCATACCTGGAAACCACAGTGAATGGGTCATCTAACGGCGATGTGCGCTCATTCCCGATAACCTGGCTGAATGGAGATATTTTCAGCCAGGCGCAAGCGCAAATCATGGGGCTGGGTGAGTTTTCCGGGGCTGCAAAAATATAAATCAATCCCGCCATTACCGGCGGGTATGTCATTCAACTCTTAACTTTAGCGCTACCTCGGCCTCAGACAGCGGATCGCCACTTCCTGAATAGGTGAATGGGATGTAATTCCTCGCACCCTCAGCATCGGCGTCAGATGTAACAGTGTAAAAAGCGATACCGTTCGCCCCTTCAAGCTCGATCCTCTCGATGGTGTATGTAAGGATGACTTTAAGCGTCGCAGTGCCAACCGCAATACCATCGACAGTTACCTGATTAACCGCAACTTCTTTCTCTATTGTAAACATGGCAAATCCTTATTCTGTCAGAACGTACTGAACTGAGCCGTAAATCGTCAAACCTGTTCCGCCTGTAATTGAGAAAACAGCCGGTGAGCTATTGGTTAACAGTAGAATCTCTTTTGTGGTCGGGTTCGTTTGCGCAATAATGATTGCCGAGCCGGCACGACTGCAAATTATCGGGGAAACTGTTAATCCCCCGTCGCTCAGTGCGGCTACTGTGAACGGAAGCCCTGATATCACTACCGCGCCACCTGTCGTCAGCGCCATTGACGTGGTTTCGATTCTGAATGTCGCATGCACTAACCGCCCCGAGCGGCGATAGGTTCCCGCGGTGGTATTCAGCGTCACGACTTCTGAGCCGCATTTGACAACCGGCGTCCAGACGCCCTTGTAGTACTGGAATGCTTCCTGTGTGTTATCAAAAAACCGTATCGGGCGCTGGACGCTATACTGACGGCGCCAGTCATAGAGGTATACCGTTTTCCCTTCGGCGCTGTTCCACTCTGCAATCTGCGCGGTCGAGTAGTCCTCTGTGTCATCACGGAACGGATTGATGATGAGCGGGCCGTTGATGGTTGGTGGTTTCTGGCTGAACGGGTGTGTAGCCACGCCAGCCGAAACGACAGTTCTGTCGACAGTGATACCACCCTCACAAACCATCGCGGGCGCTTTTGTCAGTGTCGCATTCCACGGGTCCTGATAGTCGGTATAGAACTGATTACCGGCAATGGTTGTCGTTGTGGTGTCAACGAGACATGTCTTTTCAACGTATGACGTGTGAATCACGTTGTAACTGCCTGCGTCGGTGTAGAACGGGACGCGGTGGGTTCCCAGCACCTTCACATCGTCAAGGCAGACCCCGTTCACCGCACGTCCATAGCGACTGAGGACGGTGAATGCCCGGCCCGCAATACCGGGAAACGAACGCGCTGAATAGCCGCTGGCGGTATTGTTTGTCAGCCTGCCGCCTGCGGAGGTTCGCGCCGAGTTGGCGGATTTATAGATATACGTATCGAACCACGTATCAATCGCCTCATCGGCAGGGCCAAACAGCCGTGGCTTGCCGTAAAAGTGATATTTCGTATACCGGATAGCATCAACCCAGCCCACTTTGAAAATCTCTGCCGCCGGATAGGGTGGGAGATACGGAATCGTGACCGCGGCATTTCGTTGCGTCCACG